AAGGTGCAACCATGAAAGGCCGAAAACCAAAACCAACCGCGATCAAAAAACAGGATGGGAATCCTGGCAGGCGGCCGTTTAACACCAACGAACCCATCGCGACACCGGGGTTGCCTGACTGCCCTGATCATCTTGACGCCGAGGCGCAGGCCGAGTGGCACCGCACCGGGGCGCAACTGGTCAAAGAAAAGCGCATGAGTCCGACATACAAAGCGGCGTTTGCGGCCTACTGCGTCGCGTGGTCGCGTTGGGTGATGGCTGAGAAAAAGGTGCAGGAGTTTGGGCCGGTGCATAACACGCCCAACGGGTTTTTGCAGTCGTCGCCGTATTTGACCATTGCCAACCAAGCGTTTGCGCAAGTGATGAAAGCGTTGACCGAGTTGGGCATCAGTCCGACCAGTCAGGCTCGCGTCGCGGCGGTCAAAGAACCGGCAACCGTGTCACGGCTCGATGCGTTTTTGATCGATGGCAAAAAAGACAAAGCGAGCTAAGGCCAAGCGTGCGCCCGCGTGGGCGGCACGGGCCAAAAAGCTCGACGGCACTGAGGCGACGCAGTACGCCTATGACGTTGTGCGTGGTGCGATTATCGCGGGGCCGTTGGTGCGGCTCGCGTGTGCCAGGCACCTGCGGGATCTCGTGGACGGCCCCAAGCGCGGCCTGCGGTTTGACGCTGACAAGGCGGCACGGATCAGGCACTTTTTCCAGACGTTTTTGAAACTGAGCGACGGCGTGTGGGCGGGCAAGCCGTTTGTCCTTGAGCCGTGGCAATGTTTTATTGTGCAGTCGTTATTCGGCTGGGTCAACGCAGACGGGTATCGGCGGTTTCGGTTGGCGTTTTGCGAGGTTGGCAAGGGCAACGGCAAGTCACCGTTGTGCGCAGGCGTCGGGTTGTGGGGTTTGCTCGAAGGCGAGGCCAGTGCCGAGATCTACAGTGCAGCGACCGCACGCGACCAAGCCAAGATCCTGTTTACGGATGCCGTCAAGATGGTGGCCGCCTCGCCAGAACTGTCGAGCGTGATCCGTGCGAATCAGAACAACTTGAGCGGGCCTGACTATTCGTTTTTTCGGCCGGTCAGCTCGGAGCATCGTGGGCTTGACGGCAAGCGGGTGCATATGGCGTTGATCGATGAGATCATGGAACACCCCAACGATCTCGTCGTGGAAAAAATGATCGCCGGTCGCAAGGGCCGCAAGCAGCCGTTGCAGTTTGAGATTACGAACAGCGGGCATGATCGCACCTCAGTCTGCTATACCCACCATGAGTATTCTGAGCGGGTGCTGCACGGCACCGTGGAGAACGATCAGTGGTTTGCCTACGTGTGCGGGCTTGATGAGGATGACGATCCGTTTGACGATCCCAAGTGCTGGATCAAAGCTAATCCCAACCTCGGCGTGAGTATTGATCCGAGTTACATCGAGCAGCAGATCGCCGAGGCCAAAGGCATGGCAAGCAAAGAGGCCATCGTGCGGCGGCTCAACCTCTGCCAGTGGACGCGCACCCGCACGCGGGCGATTGATCTGGCGTTGTGGGATCAGTGTCCGGCGTTGGACGGCGTCACGTTGGCAGGCGTGCCGTGTTTTGGCGGGTTGGATCTGGGCATGTCAGAGGATTGGTCGGCGTTCGCCGTGGTGTTTGAGTTGGATGACGGGCGCTATGGGATGCGGTGCCACTACTGGTTGCCAGAGGCCACGACGCAGCGCGAGGACGGCCGACCGTATGACGCATGGCTAGCCGCCAACTTGATCCGCGTGACGCCAGGCACCGTCACCGACTATGACGTGATCGAGTCTGACGTGCTAGAGATCTGCGAGCAGTATGGCGTGCGCGAAGTGGGGTTTGACAAACGATTTGCCATGCAGCTCGCCCACCATTTGGTCGGCGCGGGCCAGAACATGATCGATCAGCCGCAGGGGTTTGCGTTGAGTGAGGCGTGCGTGCGGTTGCAGGAGTTGATTGCGTCGGGCAAATTGCACCACGACCACGATCCCATACTGGCGTGGATGATGGGCAATTTAGTTGTTCGCGTGGGCAGATATCAGGAAGTGCGGCCAGATAAGCAGGAATCAGCCGAGAAGATTGACGGCGTGGTCGCGTCGCTCATGGGCTTGGCGCGGTCACTGTCACAACCTGACGAGGCTGGCAGTGTGTATGAGGAACGCGGGATTTTGACGTTTTAGCGGTTACGATTCTCGCGCCGTTTTTGGCACGGCGACCAACCAGCGATCTGGTTGTGACGTGTCAGGGTCAAGGTTGACCGCGTAGCGCACGCCGGGATCGTTGCGTTTGAGATCAGCAATAAACCCGTCGCGGTCGGCTTGTGTTTTGAACGCAAATAGCTCGTTGGCGTTTGGTGTCAAGGTTGTGGCGATTGATTGCTCCTGCATGAACGGAACCCTACTACATTTCTGCTTGCCGTGTCCCTGCATCGCGTGAAACGATCTCCCTAGTGATAGCCGACGCCTGCTTTGTGATTGGCTGGGTCGGCATACTCTACGGCTGTTATCTCGTCGCCCCGTGGCTGATGTTTATGGTGGGCGGCCTCACCTTAGTGGCAATCGGCGTATTGCTCACCGGCCGTCTATCAGATTATGGGACTACTCGACCGCCTACTTGAGAACCGTGCCACCCTCGCCCGTCCAACGACGTGGCTAATGGACGCACTGAACGGCAATCCAACGGCCAGCGGCGTCTCGGTAACACAAGAGACGGCGTTGCGCAATCCTGCGGTGTACCGAGCCGTCAGTCTCATCAGTTCGACCGTGGCGCAGTTGCCGCTCAAGGTGTATCGGCGTCTACCGGATTACGGCAAAGTTGAAGAAAAGAGCCATCAGATTTACGGCTTAATCCACGATGCGCCCAATCCTGAGATGACGGCGGTGGACTTTCGCGAAGCCGTGCAAACCGATCTCTGCCTGTACGGCAATGCGTTTGCGCAGATCGTGCGCGACGATCAGGGCCGGGTCACGCAGTTGTGGCCGTTGCGCTCGGCGTGGATGCAAATGAGCCGCGACAAGGATCGCACGTTGGTCTATCAGTACCAGACACCAGATCAACGGTATGAGTGGAAGCATGACGCGCAGCGGCCGTCGGTGTTGCATTTGCGCTCGTTTTCGGCTGACGGCATTGTCGGCCGGTCACCGATCCAAGTGGCCCGCGAGTCGATTGCGGCCGCGATTGCCGCTGACGAGTATGGCGCGAGGTACTGGGGCAACAACTCAGTGCCGAATGGCGTGTTGCAAGGCCCGAAAAATGCACGGCTCACGACCGAGGCGCACCAACGACTGCGCACCAGTTGGGAAGCCGCGCACCGGGGTGTTGCGAGATCGCACCGCGTGGCGTTGCTTGAGGACGGGTGGACGTGGAACCCGATCAGCGTGGCGAACCGTGACGCGCAGTGGGTTGAGGCGCGGCAACTTGGCGTGGTGGACGTCTGCCGGTTGTATTCGTTGCCGCCGTGGTCGTTGTTCGATATGAACCAAGCGAGCACCTATAACACCGTTGAGCAACAGTCGCTTGATTTTATTAAAGAGATCACCGTGTGGTTGCGCCGTTGGGAAAGTCAGATCGACAAAGATCTACTCGGCGCACGACGGAACGGGCGCACATTCTTTGCCGCGTTTACGGTTGAGGGTTTGCTGCGCTCGGATATTCAGACCAGATATCAAAGTTATGCCACGGCCCGTCAGTGGGGGTGGATGTCAACCAACGAAATCCGAGTGCGTGAAAACCTCAACAGCCTCGGGCCAAAGGGCGACGTCTATCTGCAACCGCTCAACATGATTGACGCGGGCCAGGACACCGCACCAGAACCACGCAGCGAAGATCCGATCACCCAAGAACATAACCAGCGGTTATTTGCGCTCGCGACGGGGAAAGTGCAGTGATGAGACAGGCAGTGGAGGATCGAACCATGAACGAGCGCACAGCGAACCAGTTGGAAGTGCGGCACGTCGAGCGGCCCGTTGAGGCGCGAGCTGATGCCGAGGGCAACCCGACCACGTTGTCGGGCTATGCGGCCGTGTTTGATACCCCGGCCACCATTGGCGGCGTGCAGCCGTTTGTGGAGGTGATTGATCGGGGCGCGTTTGATTCCGCGCTGGCCGACGACGTGCGGGTGCTGTTCAACCACGATCCGAATCTGTTGATCGGGCGCACCAAAAGCGGCACCGCGTCGATCTCGGTTGACCAGTACGGCCTGCGGTATGACGTGACGCCGCCTGACACGCAAGTCGGGCGCGACGTGATGGCGTTGGTCGGGCGCGGCGACGTGGACGGCAGCAGTTTCGGCTTTCGGGTGCTTGAGGATCGGTGGACTGAGGGCCAGACGGCCGACGATTTGCCGGTGCGACATATTCAGCGCGTGGCGTTGTATGACGTGTCGCCGGTGACCTCACCGGCTTATATAGAGACATCGGTTGAGGCGCGAGCCGATGCCGAGACGATTACCGCAGCGGCGGCCGCTCGACGCGACGCCAAGCGTGATCAGTTAGCAGAAACAGAACAACGGCGGCGACGTGTCGCCCATAACATTGCGACAAGTTATTAGTGCCGCATCTCTGCGTGTTCCGATTGCGTTTTCGTCGTGTGACCTCGCGCAACCACTCGCACAACTACAACTTCACCGGAGGGTGACAACATGAGTGACAAGTTACGCGAACAACGAATGAAGCTGGTTGCCGATCAGCGCCAACTGCTCAAGAAAGCTGACGACGAGGGTCGTGGCATGACGGTTGATGAGATGGCGGCCTTTGACAAAATCGATGCCGACATTGTGGGCCTCAAGGCGACCATTGATCGCAGCGAGTCAGTGGCAGCGGCTGAGCGTCGTGCCACTGAACAGCGGATCGAAATGGCCGAGCCGGTTGAAACCCGCACCCCGGAGACGGTGTCATTCGCCGTCGCGCCAAAAGCGCAACACGGTCGCGCCTCTGATGAGTATCGTGACTCGTTTCATGGGTGGATGCGCGGCGGCCACATGGAACACC